ACGGTGGTGCAACTTGATAGGTTTGTAGCCCGTACTCAGCCACTTGCCATATTGCAGCCGTTACTTCCATTTACCTTTGATGTAATAGTGATCTCTACCAGAGATCGGGCTAAACATCTCGAAAATGCGATCTTCGGCAATACGAAATACGCACTGATAATAATGCTTTGTACCAAATAAGGTAGGATAGGATCCTAAGTAGAAGATCATCTCGGTACTCCCAAGCATCCCGAGATATGGCATCTTACGAATAAAATACCCGCGAAGATCTGTATACTGCCCTGGGGTAAGCTTCTCACCCGCAAGAATTACTTCCTGCTTCCTTACGCTTTGCATAATGCCGCTCTCATCAGTAGTGACGTATCCGCATCCCTGCTTATCTCCATAAACTACAAAGCCTTCCATCACTTTGCATTTTTGCGTTTACGATTATCTGTAGTAGGAGTGTCCTTTAAGCTCTTTATAAGCGCAGGTAGCCCACTCTCTTCATCCTCAGCAACCTTACTTCTGTTGAGTTTCTTTAAATCGCTTATCTGTTTACTGATCTGTACATTGAGCTGATACGTTAAGTACAGATTCTTTGTGATGCCTTCTACCGTATAGTCAAGCACCAAACCGTTATACATCTTGATGTTATTCAATACAAGTTCTTTACTCGTATCATCCGCGCCAAACTTATCCAGATCTGATATAGCCTGGCTTATGTCAATTAGTTCCATGTCTTAAATCTTTTCGTTAAAATGTTTTGTCCTTAGTCTTAGTCTGCCTGCTATAGCCCTGTAAGTCGATAACTTAAGGTGCATCTTATGCATTACATAATCCCCAAAACCCCGCGCATCGAAGTCATGTTCTATGAGGTAGTCTCGCAGCAACAGCAGAAATACGGCATTCGTTGTATTAATTATGTGCTGCCCTTTTAGCTTGAGATCTATCTCATCAAGTACCATCCTCTTATATGCTTCCCTCTCATATTCTTCATCGAGGTTAACAGCATCAACGGTGCAGCTACATACCCACTTAGGAGGTAAATGACTTATAGTTGCCCGGCCATCTTTAATAGGCTTGAGTATGTATGTAAGCGTGTAGTTCTTTGCCGATATCCATAAATATTGAAAGCCACCATCTAATTTATCCTCCCTCAATCGGGGCATAGCTTTGTAGATTAAATGTATTACGATGTCCTGCTGCCTCTCCATATCAGGAGCTAACCCAAAATTTGATAAGCAGCGCTTAGCCATCTCATATAGTGGCTTGTGTAGCACTTTATCTATTATCCGGCATCGGCCTTCCATAGTTGTCGAATAGTAATAGTCTTTGAGCGCCTCTGTGTGTTCACTCATCCAGTAGTCTTTCATTTTTAAAGTAATGCTTTAAGGGGATGGGGGTAACTAATTTACTGTCTGACATATATATCCCCAATGCCCGGTGCATCGTAACGCATCTTACGCGCAGGGGGTATTTAAGCGATTTACTCTTTAAAGTTCATATCATTGTTCAGAATGTTGATGCCCTGCTGCGCCATTGCGCTTATCGCGGATCTGTTATGCGCTATGTTGCCTGATGTTGTTCTATCTGCAACTCTCACGATGTCTAATAGACAAGCGTTTATTAACTCTACCTGCTCACGCGTTAGTGTTATTTTGTCGGTTTTCATATTTTGTATTTTTCAAGAATAGCTTTTACAGCTTCCATCAAAGCGTCTTGCGTTACCGCTTTACCTTCTATGGATCTAATTATCTTTGTGTCGATCGTGTCAACGGTAATCATGTGATGAATGATAACCGGTTTTGTTTGCCCTTGCCTATCGAGACGCGCATTTGCTTGCTGGTATAATTCGAGGGACCAGTTAAGGCCGAACCATATTATGATATTACCACCGGCTTGCAGATTTAATCCATGCCCTGCCGAAGCAGGATGCGCGAGCAATACCTCTATTTTTTTATCATTCCAGGCTTTGATATCCTCAGAGCTATCAAGCTGGCGGGGTTTGTACGACTTAAGCCTTTGCTGTATTCGCTCGAGATCGTGCCTGAAAGCATAGAAGATAAGTACCGGTTGCCCGTTTGCGGCCTCTACAAGTTCTTCGAGGGCCTCCATCTTTATATCGTGTACCGGATGCCAGTTTTTTTCATCATCGTATATAGCTCCATTTGCGAATTGTCGGAGCTTTGTTGATAGCGCTGCTGCAGATGTTGCGGATATCTCTTCTCTTTCATTATCACTGCTCAGGAGGCTCATTACCTGATCCCGCTCAAAATCATCGTACTTTGCCTGTATCTCTGCAGGCAATCGTATCTCTACAATTCTGTTGATCCTATCAGGAAGACTGAGGTAGTCTTTTCTCTTCATGCTTATGCAGATGTCAGATATCTTTGCGGAGATCTCCTGCTCGCTACCCTGACGGAGCCTATAATCAAATACCACTGCCCCTGACCTTCTGCCTGGGTTAAAGTATCTCTCGCGATACCCCGTAACCGTCTTACCGAGTCGCTCTCCCATATCTATTAAATACAACTGAGGCCAAAGATCTATCAAACCATTTGGGGCAGGTGTGCCTGTAAGCCCTACTAATCGTGATATTCTTGGCCGGACCATGCGAAGCGATTTAAATCTTATAGCTTTAGGGCTCTTAAAAGAGGATAGCTCATCGATCACAATCATGTCGAATGGGAAAGCTGATTGATACTGAGCCACAAGCCATGGCACATTCTCACGATTGATCACATATATATCCGCTTTCTTTACCAAAGCCTCTTTACGCTCACGCACTGATCCTAATACGATAGAGATCTTGAGATGTCTCAAATGGTCCCACTTGTTTATCTCGGTTGACCAGGTATCCTCCGCTACCCGCTTCGGGGCTATGACCAGAACCTTGTTGACCTCACAAAAAACATTCATAAGCTGATCAACAGCGGTAAGGGTAGATACTGTTTTGCCAAGCCCCATGTCAAGAAATAATCCGCAATATGGATTATTTATGATATGCTCAGAGGCATGCTGCTGATATGCGTGCGGTATGTAGATCATATCTTTAACAACCTCTCAAGTTTGCCTATTTTGGCCTCCATCAGGTCCAGCGCAGTAACTCGGTTTGACATTTGCTTCTCTTTATCTATCTCAGCGCGAAGATAGTTTATAGAAACCTCTATCTCTTTTGGGGTGCTGGGGGCCATACTTTTAAGGTCCTCTTTTAATTTTTCGATTGTCATTTGTTATCCTCCTGTAATTTTGTCAAGAAAATATCGAGCCCTTCTCTATCATCTATGACTTCTGATATAAATCCCATTAAGCGAAGGGTACGGATATGTAATGCCTGTAACGGGGTTGGTTTCTTTTTAGTGCTCTTAAGCTCTACGAAGTAGATACGTCCTCCAGGCATCAGAATCATGCGGTCTGGCATACCTGTAGTAATATGACTCGTGAATTTAACAGCTATTCCTCCCATCTTTTTTACCTCATTCCTGAGGCGCGGCTCGAGTATTTTTTCTATGCTCATCTTACTTTTTTTATTTGCCCCGATATGGGACAATTTTTAATTTGTAAACAATGTTTGTAAACAAGAGGGTTCAAGACTTTTACGCGTGAATACGTGCGTTTTTATACGCGTTTACGGGGGCGTGTTTTTCATATTTACTGTTTTATTTAAATAGAGTATTTATTGTTTACATTGTTTACAAATCAATAAGGGGTTACAGTATCGGGGCTTTCAGGTGTAAACAATGAATTCTTATCCTTGTTTACATTGTTTACATTGTTTACAATTTCCTCGTCAGATTTGTAAACAAGTTTTTCAGAATTGTAAACAAGATTTTTGATGTTGTTTACAAATTTCCGGCTATAATACTTCTGAATGCCGTAATTTTTGAATCTGGCTGTCCCATTTTTGGACTCCTCCCATCCTTCCATAGCCCTCATAATGGCGTGCAGGTCCTTCGTATTGTATCGAGTCATATCGGCTTGTACCCTTCCAAAGAGCTCGCACCATATCTCGGCGATGCATACACGCTCTCTAAGTTGCTTCCCCTCGATTGGTGATAGATCATCCCCCTGCAGGAAGGACCTGCGCTGGTTAATATCCATATCATACCAGCCAGCAGTCAGGGGGGTATCAAGGTATCTCTCTATCAGCCCTTTACGATCATCGACCTCGGAATGGTCGCTCTGACTCTTACGAGCCTCAAGCTCAAGATCACGATCGAGATGTATTGATTCTCCGGCCTTATACATAAGTAAGGCCTCCGCCCATATTTTATCTACCTCAGAACCGTTAATCTTGAAGATATCTTTAACAGGGTTTTGAATGTGGGTATCTATTGGCCAAAATCGGCGGTTACCGGTAGGATCTTGCAGGAAGTCGCGCTTGTTATTAGTGCCAATAAAGATGCATTGACGTGGGAAGTTCTCAGAGCGCTTACCATAAGCTACCCTATAACGATCTTCTCCTTTGCTTATGAAGTGCTTTATCTGCTCCATCTCCGCTTTTTTGAATGCGGCGAGCTCTGCTATCTCCATAATCCAAATACCCTGGATCTGCTCGAAAGCCTCTTTACCCTGCAAACTTATAAAGCTATCGGAGTACCAGTTACTCCCTAGCTTCTTTACAAGTGTGCTTTTGCCTATTCCCTGATCTCCGATGAGCACAAGCACGTAGTCGAATTTACATCCAGGGAGGAATATTCGCGATACGGCAGCAACTAAAGTTTTACGTGTTACTGCGCGAGTGTATGGGGTATCCTTTGCCCCAAGATAATCTATAAGTAAAGTGTCGACCCTCTTTATTCCATCCCACGATACTGCGTTTAAGTAATCACGTACAGGGTGATATTGATTCTTTGTTACAATCAGATCAAACGCATCTTTAATGCGCTGTACCCCGGTGAGATTATAAATCTTCTCGAGGTAGTGGCGTAGCCCTGCGTCATCCTTATCCGTGAGGTTGTAATTATCCCCGCTTACGGTTCTCCATGGGAGATTTGATTTAGCTACTTCACGTTGTTCGAATAGATTAAGGGATAGTTTACCCTTTATATTAGGGTCGTTATCAAGTACTACAAGCACATTATCGATGGTATTTTTGTAGTTACCCTTCTTATCTGCCTCGAGTTTATCCATCCATTCCGTATTTATATTCTCCTGGAATCCTTCCGCGAAATCGGCTTTACTTGATTCGATTCTCTCAATGCCTATTCTGCGACGAATGCGAGGATCATTAGTAGCATGCTCCGACATAGCTATGTAAGAAGGCATGTGATTAATTGCTGTTCCCTCTCTCGCGTCCTCGTCTTTTAAACCATACAGATGAAGCCTAACAAGGTCAAAGCTGTTACACAGCTTTCCGCTAGCGGGATCAGTGCCGTGATGGCTATATGCGTATAACCCTTTACTATAGACTACGAGTCCGCTTGATGTGCTTCCTCCGGAATAAGTGTATCTGTCATCATCTTCGGTAGCATCGTACACCTCTGGGATAAAAGCCTCTATTGCCTCATGTATGTTGTACTCGCGGCAGAAGAGTCCGACTATTCCTGTTTTTTCGGTTGGGTCGCCCTGCTTTTTTATATCGCGGTGAATAACTTCTCCTGTTCTATCGCTTACCGGCCACTCACTAGCATCCCTCCAATTTCTGAAAGAGTTAAGAACCTCATCAGCGCTCATCCATGGCCCATCCTGATAGTTGAATAAGTACTCCGCATCCTTGCTGGTAGAAGGCCAGTACATTAATCGGGCGGGCTCGA